CTAGGCCCTAATAAATGGGGTTTAGGCCCTAATCGAAAATGGATTGGGGCCTGCTTTTTTTCTTTAATTATATATACTTATATCTTTTAGGCCCTAAAGCCCTAATAAAAAAAGTATATAAGGGGAGAGTTATGTTTTGAGAAAATAAATATTTCGCAAAGTATAACTTTTATAAAAGGGTAGAGTGAGAATTATTAGGGCCTGCTCTGATTTACGTGCAAGTCGTTGATAACAAAGAAGGAAAGTAGGCCCTAATCATTTTGAGCATTGGGGCCTGCCTTAGAAAGACAGAAAACGTGTATGGGAGAGTACAAAATGAACAACATAATCCACCAAATGAAACTGACAGCTATGGCAGAAAACCTAAATGTCAAAAGGCATTGGGGCGCACTTAGATCTGATGATTTCGGTAAACATGGCTCAAAGATGAGCCTGTCACCCAAGGCCAAAAATATTAAAGAACTGTTGGGTGAGGGCAGGAGCCGCAAGGACATTTCTAACATCCTCAACATGACCTACCAAGACGTTTCAGATTACATCGCCAGATACAATTTTGTCGGAGAGAAAAAATGACAAAAATAACCAGATCAGAAATCCTCAACACCGCCAAGGAATATGTCACAAAAGATAGGGCAGCAACTCACGGTGATATGGAAAATAATTTTGAAATGATAGCAGAGCTTTGGGGAATTTATTTGGGGGTGGAAGTATATTCGGCTGACGTGGCAGCAATGATGACCCTGCTGAAAATTGCTCGCAGTAAATCAAACCCAATGCACTTAGATAATTGGATCGATTCATGTGGGTACATGGCTTGCGGAGGTGAAATTATATCAGGAATTAAATCAGAGGAAGATGATATAAATACAGTTAAAATTAAAGGCGGCAATACATGAGATCCTCAACCATGATTGGTGGCATATCCAACCAACACGAAAGGAATGAAAATGACCAGCACAGTCTACATCGTGTCCCGTCCAAGAGAGAATAAGTTCGGGTGGACACCAGATCTTACCGACGCAGCTAGGTACGGTAAGCTCAAGATCATCTTCGAGCCAGAAGACAAGCCGCAGTTCAATCCAACCAAAGCCATCGCCACAGCTCGCAAGGCTATGAAAGACTTTAGCCCAGATGACTTCCTACTCTGGCCCGGCGGTGGAGATCCAATAGCCGTCATGGTTGCCTGCATGATAGCCGCAGAAGAAAGCGAGGAAGTGAACATCCTGCGCTGGGAGCGAAACTTCAACGAAGGTGAGAGAGATCGTCGCAAGGGATGGTATCTCCCAGTTAAGCTGAACCTAGAATAAAACTTTTTTATCTAATGCAGTTGTAATACTGTATGTAGTGTACTAGATAGGGTACATAGTTATTTAGAAAGGAACTACACCATGAGGTTTATTCAACAAACAAATGCCGACAAAGGCACAGTGCTAATCCGCGCAACTCAAGTCTCAATGACAGAGCAAGAACTGAATTGGCTGATCGAAGGTCTGGATGCCTTGATACTTCCAGACAGGGCAAAACGTATCAAACGAGCTTTGACCCGTGCCTTGAATGAAATCGAGGAGGCAGCATGACCCTAGCCGTAACCCACTGCCCAAACTGTAACGGACGTGTTAAACTACGAACTAAAGACTCAAGACCCCATGAAGCCTATGGCTTCCCAACAGTAAAGCGCAGGCGCACCTGCCATAAATGTAACTTCAGAATAACCACAATCGAAATACCAATATCAATCGGCAACGAAGTATTTGAGGAGGATGAGTGATGGCTGTGGAAAAGACATTTAATGCAGTTGAAGCAATCGCAAAAGTCGCAACATTCGTTCACGAACACCCCGATATCAAACCAAAAGATCACAGGAAAGTAATGGCAGAAATGCTGGAGCCAATGCTGGAGCAATTATTCGGCAACGAATACGAACCATACGAAGAAAAAGAGGAATAAGCCATGATGGTCGTTAATAACAGAAATGTTAGGCTCAATCAGTATGCAATGGAACAAAGAATTGCAGGCAAACTTTTCCGCGAAATAGGTGAGGATCTGGGCGTTGGAGTAGAGCGAGCTAGGCAACGTGTGTATTGGGGATTTAGATACACAGAAAAATATGAACGCGATAAAAACGCTAAGACAATGGGTGACTTGTTTATATCAGAACGGCTCAAAAATGTTGTCAAATTTATCCCCGCTGACCACATGACCTTCGATGAGTTCTTGGAAAATGTCAGCCAACAAAACCTAATGGACATACGAAATGCTGGCAAAATGTGCGTCAAAGAATTGGTCAATGCCCTTCAGGAAAAAGAAGTTTCGGAAGAAAAAATAAGCGCGTGGCTCAACGTAAAAATTAAAAAAGTAAAAAAAGTAAAAAAGAAACGGTGTGACGCAGGCATACCAAATGGGCCAGAAGAAAAGCACGACACCTGTCAGAGATATGTAATTCACGAAGGTAGGATGTTCATGGGTAGCCTATGCAACGAGCCGCTACTGCCAAGGCAGAAAAAATACTGCACTAAGCATAAAGGAAATCAATCATGATCATTAAATCTTGGGAGTTTAAAGGCTTCGAATGGAGTCATGATCTGCCAGACTGGCTGCAACCAGAATGCTCCAAACGTAAAGGTAGCCCATACCTATGGGTCCACACGCAGCAAGGCGAACAGCCAGCAAAGTCAGGACAATACATCTCAATCAACCTGCGTGGTCACATCGATATCCACAACACAAAACCAGACGGGTGGAAAAAAGAAACAATCGCTGGTGTGGCCTTTACAGTCCTAATAGCCGCAGTTCTTGTCATAATGCTGGCAATGTGATAACCAAAAACCACTGCTCGGCTAGGTTTCTCCTGTAGCCGATGTCTCAACTCCTATCCCCGCTCGGTCAGGTTTCGTACTGCAACAGCGGGGGTTTCTTTTTGCAGCATTGTGACCTACATTCTAAAAAAATACAGCTAACCACTGAAAAGAAAGGTCAAGGAATGGCAAAAGCCAAAAGTAAAAACCCTGTTGGTAGACCAAAATTCAAGGTCACGACAGAAGTCTTAGAAAAGACTGAAGGTCTTATGGCTCAAGGATTAACCAAAGAACAATGCGCTGGCGTCCTTGGTATTCACACGTCAACCTTCATGCTTTATCAAGCCGAAAATTCAGAATTTTCAGAAGCTATAAAGAGAGGGCAGGCCCGTGGCATTGATCAAGTGACCAATGCTTTGTTCGAGAATGCCACTGTGGATCGCAACGTGCCGTCTATCATCTTTTACTTAAAGAACCGCGCAGGCTGGGTGGATAAGACAGAAACTAAAGTTCAAGAAGAAAAAACAATTACATTAGACCTCACAAGGATCGGGATCAATGAACTCTCAGCAATTGAACGCGCTTTTGAGCAATCTAACGCTGGAGGAAGTCAGGGCAGAAAAGTACCGCAGATCATTGAGGGAGTTTACGAAAGCCGCATGGCCGACGATTGAGCCGGGCGTTGAGTTCAAAAACAACTGGCACATCGATGCCATCAGTGATCACCTCCAAGCCGTAGTCAATGGCGACATCAAGCGCCTGATCATTAACGTGCCGCCTAGACACATGAAGTCCATCAGCGTGGCCGTGGCGCTGCCTGCGTGGACTTGGGTCACACAACCCCACAAGAAATTCCTTTATGCGTCCTACGCCTCCTCCCTGTCGATCAGGGATAGTGTTAAGTGCCGCAGGCTGATCGATAGCCCGTGGTACAGAACTCATTTCGGTGACAAGTTTAAGCTGACAGACGATCAAAACCAAAAGCAGCGGTTTGAAAACGATAAGACAGGCTATAGGATCGCCACCAGTGTCGGCGGTGCGCTGACTGGTGATGGTGGTGACATCATCTGCATCGATGACCCACACAACAGCGTGGAGGCCGACAGCAGCGCCGTCAGGCAGGGCGTCCTAGATTGGTGGGATCAGGCCATGCAGACACGTCTTAACAATCCCAAGACTGGCGCTTTCGTTATCATCATGCAGCGCCTGCACGAACAAGACCTGACAGGCCATATACTCTCCAATGAGCTAGGGGATGAGTGGGACCATTTATGCCTGCCTGCCAGATATGAGTTAGGCCATCCAACGCCTAACAGATCGGCCCTTGGTTTCACAGACCCACGCACCAAGGAGGGCGAACTGCTATGGCCCGAAAGGATGGACGAGAAGACCCTGACTACCCTAGAGCGCAGCCTTGGCTCCTACGCAGCCGCTGGGCAGCTACAGCAGCGGCCAAGCCCAAAGGGCGGCGGTATCCTCAAGGCGTCATGGTGGGTTCCTTGGGAAAGTGAGGACATGCCCAACAACATCGAATATGTCCTGCAATCGTGGGACACAGCCTTCGAGGCCAAGGAAAGCTCTAGCTTTAGCGCCAGAACCACTTGGGGTGTGTTCAAGTATCAGGGTGTCATGTGCGCCATCGTGCTTGAATGTTGGTACGATAAGGTCAGCTATCCAGACCTCCGCAGGATCGCACAGGAATCATACGACCTGTGGGAGCCAGACGCAGTCCTGATTGAGAAGAAGGCGTCTGGCCAGTCTCTCTTGCAGGATCTCCGCATGGCTGGCGTACCTGTGTTGGCATATTCACCAGATCGTGATAAGGAAGCTCGCGCCCATGCTTCGAGCGCGATGTTGGAAGACGGAAGAATTTTCTACCCAAGCAGCCGCAAATGGGCTAAAGATTTAATAGACATATGTGCTGCCTTTCCAGCGCATCCGAATGATGACGTAGTGGACACATGCACCCAAGCGTGGTTAAGATTGCGAAAAGGTTGGTTCGTTGGGCATAGCGAAGACCCAGAAGATGATGAACCAGTAGAAAAACAAAGGATGACGCTTTATGGCTGAACCAGAAAATATTATCCCGTTTGCCGAAGGCGCTCCAGCCGACGAATTGATGATCGAAGAACTTGCCGATGGCGATGTCCTAATTGGAGATCCAGAGCTGGACTACATGGATGAGCTGGATGACGCAGAGTTCGACAAAAACCTAGCCGAAATAATTGACGAAAAGGAACTTGCCCGAAAGGCCAGTGAGCTGGTGTCGTTCTACGAGAATGACCGCGCAGCTCGCGCTGAGTGGGAAGAACGCTACAAGGAAGGGTTAAAGACCCTAGACCCTGATGGCGGTATGGATGAAGGCGAAGATGAACGCGCCACGCGCGGATTGTCTATAGTTGTTCACCCGCTGATCGCTGAAGCCGCAACTCAGTTCAACGCCAGAGCCATAGCAGAACTGTATCCGTCAGGTGGTCCGGTCAAGTCGGTCATCGTTGGTACGCCAGACGAAAAGCTGGAAGAGCAAGCTCGCCGCGTCCGCGAATACATGAACTACCAGATCACGCAGGAAATGCCTGAATACTTCCCTGATCTGGATCAGATGCTCTTTCACCTTCCGCTGATCGGTCACACGTTCAAGAAGGTATGGTGGGACGCCAACCTAGATCGCCAGTGCAGCCAGTTTGTTAAGGCCGAAGACTTCGTGGTGGCCCCAGAGAGCAAAGACCTCTACACATCTCCGCGCTACACCCACGTTATTCGTATGCCGAAGAACGATTTCAATCGCTACGTCCAGAACGGATATTACCTACCGACCAAGTATGGCGGCGGCGATGGACTAGATCCGTCAGGTGATGTGATCGGTGAGATCGAAGGCGTTGACCAGTCCGATGACAGCGAAGATGACGTAATGACATTGCTCGAAATGCACGTCTATGACCTGTTTGACGGCATTGACGGCGAGGAAATGGATGACGATGATGACGATGACAACGCAGTGGCCATCCCATATGTGATCACAATCGACTATGAAAACCAGAACGTGGTGGCCATCCGCCGCAACTGGAAGGAAGAAGATGACCGCAAGGTACGCCGCGATTGGTTTGTGAGCTATAAGTTCTTGCCCGGTTTAGGCTTCTACGGCTTCGGTCTGTACCACATGATCGGCGGCTTGGGCAAAGCAGCGACAGGATCTCTTCGCGCCCTTCTCGACAGTGCCGCATTCGCAAACATGCAGGGTGGCTTTAAGTTGCGTGGCCGTGTTCAGGGCGGCGACATGCAGATCAGCCCCGGCGAGTTTATCGATCTCGACAGCACAGTTGATGACGTGAACAAGGCAATCATGCCACTGCCATTTAAGGAGCCATCAAGCTCCCTGTTCAACCTGCTTGGCTTTATGGTCGAGGCAGGTCAGCGTTTTGCCAGCACAGCAGATCTCAATATCGGTGACGCAAATCCAAACGCCCCAGTAGGCACGACTGTCGCCTTGATTGAACAGGGATCGAAGGCGTTTAGCGCAATTCACAAGAGACTACACTACGCGCAGGGCCAAGAATTTAAACTCCTTGCGGGGTTGAACTCAGAGAACCTCCCCGATGAGTTCAGCTTTTCGCAGGCGGGGGCTGCGGAGATTATCTATCGTGGTGATTTTGATGATCGGATTGACATTGTTCCTGTGTCTGATCCGAATATCTTCTCGACAGCCCAGCGCATCGCGCAGGCACAAGCTGTCTTGGAAATGGCGCGATCAGCTCCGCAGCTCCACGACCTGTACGAAGCGTACAAGCGGATGTATGAAGCGATCCGAATACCTAACATTGATGAGATCCTGAAGAAGCCTGAAGAGGCGGTTCAGATGGACCCAATTGATGAGAACATGAGCGTTTTATATGGCAAGCCAATTCGCGCTTTCCCAGAGCAAGATCATGACGCACACATCGCGGTTCACATGCAGTTTATACAAGATCCGTCTTTGGCTGGTAATCCCGGCGCGAAGGCAATGCAGCCCATTTTGATTGCTCACATCGCAGAGCATATTGCGCTTTTGTATCGTCAGCGCATGGAGGCAAGCATCAATATGCAGATGCCGCCAATGCCCGACTTCAAAGACCCAAACTTCAGGTTTGGTGCAGTAGATCCGCAGATGGATTTACTGATCAGCCAACGCGCAGCTCAAGTTGTGCAGGCGGCTCCTCAGATGAAGAAGATCCAAGCACTGTCAGGCATGGGCCAACAGGGCAATCCGCTGCAATATGCCCAGCAGCTCGCGCAGCTTGAGACAGAGGCGCTGAAGGCCCGTACAACGGCCCAGATCGAAGCAGATCAAGCTAAGGCACAGTCCAACATCCAGATCAAGCAGGCTGAAGCCCGTCAGGACATGGAGATCGATGCGGCCAAGGCGCAGCAAGACATGCAGGCTAAGATCATGAAGCTAGAGGCGGAGTTGCAGTTAGAGCGTGAGAAGAATGCAGCTAAGATCCAGATGGAGATGATCAAAAATGTACCTCCCACAATATAATCTGCCTCCAATCAACCCGTCAGCTTTTGGCGGGTTGCCACAGCAGGGTGGACCGCAGGGTGGACCTCCACCTCCGCAGGGTGTACCGCAGGGGCCACAGGGTCAGCCCCCAATGGATATGAATAAGTACCTGCTCGACAAGGTGATGGAGATCAAGCGGCGCATGGGCGGGGGTGGCCCCGGTGCGCTGGGCGCGATTACAGAGGCGATGATGCAGCAACCGCAGGCACAGCAACCGCAGGCACAGCAACCGGGACCACCACAACCACCACAAATGAGGGCGTGATGAATACTTTTATGGACCGTGTAAACGCGATTGTGCAGAAAAACCAAATGCCCCAAGCCATGATGGGTCAACCAGAGCCTGCTTATCCAGACGCAGGTATTGGCGCATTGGAGAATGTTGTTAGTGGCGCTCCACGTCAGACTGAGATTATGGGCCAGCCACACATGCTGGCTTACATTAATCCACAGGAAGAGCAGATGTTGCGGGATGCGGGTGGCGCTGGCCTACCGGGTCCAGACGGCGTTCCTTCTTACTGGTTCCACTCAGATTGGGGCGGTGGTAGTAGCAATAATAATAATAATAATAATAATGATGATGATGATAGTGGATCTTTTAGTGATTGGGCAAAAGACACTTGGTCAGAGATTACATCGCTCGGAGCGGCGAACACGAACACGTACAATGGTAACAATACCGGCACCACCACCACCACAAGCGGCGGCGGCGGCGACGGCAACGACGGCACCACGATTATTCCTACGGGCGCTGTTTTAAAGACGGGTACTGTTTTAAACAGCAGTAGCAACCCTGTTGTATTTTCCACGGACAGCAATGGTGTTATCACGGGTCAGAACCAGTCTAATTTAAGCAACG